ATTCGAGATAGAGCACTTAAGCTCTACCCTTATTTCTAAGGGGATTGATGTTAACTGTTTAGGTTAAGCATCACGGCAGTTTCCCACTGCCGCCATGATAAGTTGTACCCATTGGTCAACCTATCTTTTGGTTTGTAATCCCAAAAGGGAGTACAACGTAACTTCACCCGGTATCTAACAAGAGTATGCCTACTCGAGATAGATCCGGAAACCACTTCGCCACGAAGAAAAGAGAGCAACAACCCGGAAGGGTTGTAGATCAAATTCTTCTTTTTAACATGCCCGGGATAATGGATGACCCCGTTCTCATCAAAAGAATATGAGCAAGTACGTGACCTAAAAACTCTGTAAAGAACAGAATGATTACGATCGCGCTTGAACATCTCTCGTGATAGGAAAGAGAAAGGCACACGTATACCAGAATCAGGATTTTCGTCATAAGGAACATAGAGTTTAACTCCAAGTTTCGAAGATAGAAGTCCTATAGTATTACATAAAGTAATACCGGTGTACGCGGACCAATCGTTTAGCAGGTTAATTGCGACGCAATAGTCTTGAGGCGACCGTAAGCGCTTAATATAAACGCCACGGACAGGTTGGCCATTAAACCAATCTGCACCACAAGACTCGCGACACGGACCTTCAAAAAAGGTCTTCGAGCTATTCATCGTGAATCCAAGTATGCTAAGAAGACGAGCCACAGAACGAAACGAAGAAGTTTCGCAAATGAGGTCGTCTCCAAAGCACGCCCAATTCAGAACGCCATTCCGTTTAAAAGGAATGTTATTCAAACGATAAGAAGCACGAATGATGCAACTAAATATGATAGTCTGTAAAGGAAATGTAAAACCGTTTCCCATAGTAGACATCATATGAAGTTCCACAGGTACACCATCTATGTCAGTATAACGAACTCTCAAAAGAGAGAGTAAGTCATAAAGCCATGCAGGAAATATTTCCTTACATAGAGCCATAGAAATGGAATCGGAAGCAGAGGAAAGATCGATAGTAGAAAATCGACCAGTCATGCTTCCGTCCTGTGCAAGTCGACGGTTGTTATCAGGTTGAGTACGTAAATCAATACCAAATTGACTACGTAGCCGACTCTCTAACAATGTGCCAAGACCAAGTTGATAAAACATATTCAACGAAGGCTCAACACAAACCATACGACTTACAAGTCGCGTTTTTGGAACGAAGTTACACCGACTACTGTTAACTATCTTCGGGTAGCCGAAAGATGCGCGGCGGTTAGATTCCGCCTCACGCATGTTTTCATCACCCTCAATATAGTTTCTATACGTTGAGTATAGATCAAATGATGTCGTAGCCATCTTAGAACTGAACATCTTAGCATAAGTGCTATGATGGTCAGAACCAAGAGAAGCTCCCGGCCCGCATCTAGCATGATCAAGAAGATCAGTAAGCGAAGATACGAGAAGGTTACCGTCTGGATGGAAGAAAAGATCAAGCTCTCTAAGGAATTCTCCATAGAGCTCCTGATCGGAACTAAAATCAAGACGGAGACTCCAGTCTTTACACGTATTGTTTGATGTAAAGAACTTCAATTTCGCCTCGTTATCAGGTAAGGTAGTATCATCAGGCAACCACTTTTTAGTGATTGTAGATAATAGGACCGAACTAGCAACTTGTCGATATGAAGCGTCTGGTGGAAGAGATCCAAGGTCCAAAGGACCAAAAGGAGTAACTTCCTGAACATCAGATAAAACAGCTTCGTAAAGAGCGATAGGACTAATGCCCATATAGTTCTCCATGAATGTTCAAAGGAAAGCAATACCTTTGTGGGAGGGTTTAGTTAACCACCGCAAAGTGCTATAAAAGTATTTAAAACAGAAGAACCAACACCTTTAATAGTGTGGGTATTCTGAATAACTACAAGTGTAGCTAAAATTGCACTGCGATGAATTACCAAGTAACCGAAGAATTTAGCGAACATAATAAGCTAAATAACTCCAGTTACGAGGGTATCACCAATTGAAGCGGAAATCGAATTAAGACTTCCGATCAATAGTGACATCGCCGCACGTACATTAGCAGCGTCAGCAGAGTCAGCACCAGCTGGAACGTCCATCGTCAGAGTGGCATTTAAGACACTCTTAGGTTGGCCGGCCAGAGGGAGCGTGCCTTTGCGTACGATGATCTTGTACGAGTTCCTAGGAACACTTCGGAGAGCCCCAGTTACAGGATCAACTGGTCCGATTGTTCGAAGAACAGTCGGTCTAGCCAGATTGATAGTAAAGGGGTTACTCGGCGAACTGGAAGAATCGACACCAGTCTGAGTACCAGTAAAACTGGTAACAGCATACTGCTTGCCGGCACTTCCATTCGGGGACGAGTCTAAAGCTATTACATACGCTGGCGTAGTAAAGCCTGTCTGAGCACCGCCCGTAATGGGTGAGGTGAGAGTAAAGGACATAAAATGATCCTAAGGTATATGCTAGAAGTGAGAAACACTAGAAGCAATGACCTAACGTAGGTTAGAAGCTACACGTGAAATTTCTTTCTGTCTTCCAAAAAGGAGTGCTGCCATATTTTCCCAGGGCTTCTCAGAACCAAGAGGTAAGGAAATCCTTACTTGAGGTATGAGATCCTCGGAACCTATGACGCTCCTCGTGAAAGAAGAAATGATTGCACTAGGGTTATCGATGGTACTCTGCACATCTCCAACTTGATAGAAAACTGGACTAAAGTTAGAAACATCCCAAGACCAACTATAATCATAATTATAGGAGGTTTTGACTGTTTTTACACCCCAAGCCATGTTACTAGAGTTGAAGCATGCAGCGTTGATCATTTCACCAATATTGACGAAATAATCAGCGATCCAGGAATAGGGAAGTAAATCCCATATAGTAGGAATAAAATGAGGCAGATCTAACTGCAACAATTGATTACTAGCTATACGGCCATTTACAGCACCAGTCCTAATGGCTCCTTTAAGGCGAACACTGTAAGCTGCAGTTACTCTCAGCATACAAGACGCCCCCCCTAAACCGGTTGCATAACCGGAAACGGGGCCGAGAAAGGTAAGGAAGTGACCTGTAGCACCGGCATAAATAGGCTGAACACTCTGATGATTACGATTATTCGTAAAGTCAGCGTATGCAGCACCTATGTCAGAAGCTAAAGGAAACCAACCAAACTTGAACTCAAGCCAAGTGTCTGCTACCATCTTACTTAGAGAAGCTTTATGTTTCACCGTCTTCGTTAGTTTCAATACTTTCGATAGATGGGAGAACGTAAACTCTCTAAGAGATTTCACAGGCGAGATCAAACCATGCAATGTTTCTTTCCATTCACCGAGATCTTGGCCGAACTCAATAGAGCTACGGACTTGATCAGCGGAAGAAAGGAATTTACGTATTGCTCGATTTGTAACTTCGGTCACAATTGAGTCAGGAGGGAGTGAAGAGACAGTATCTAGACCTTGTAATGGAGGAATTCCAGTTACCTGGCTAGAGCCGAGTACTCCACCACCAAACTGAGGTTTAACATCAACACGGCCATAAAGATCAAGAAAACCAGGGTTGATAGTAATCATCTTACCGCTTGCAGCGGTAGTAGCATTACTACCTTGGCGAATCTGATCACGCCAAAGAGGATTGAAATCACCGTTAAAGGTACCACCAGAGGGAATAGAGCCTTTATCTACAGAAGATAAGGGAGCTCCGTTCTCACTTTTGAATATCTCATACGGAAAATTATCAATCGTATTCTTTGTATATGGCATAGATGACCTCAATATTGTGATTTCAATACCATAGACAGGTACCACCTGACTAGAGGGTATAAGAAAAGAGAGAATGTATCACGTTAACCTATCACTAGGTAGAATAGGATTTCCTATTCATCGAAGAGAACACGAACAACTTAAAGTTCGTGTCAACCTCTACGAATTCGTGAGACATCAACCGAGCTACCACACAATCAAAGAAATCCAAGTCACTAAAGCTCAAGCCAACAGCCGGAATGAATGTGAACCATTTAGTTCGCAATTCGAATTCAGCAGGCGATGAGTAAATAGTAAAAAGGAGATCAATGACTGTGTCATGCTCAATAAGAGACATCGACCGTTCATCATTTTCCATGGGATAAAACCTATGTAATTGTGAAGAAAGGCGGATGCCAATCTTAGGGAGGCCCCG